GCTACCACCGCCGCATCGAGCCGCAAGGATGACTATTACGGCGACTGGGTCACTACGGTCTTAGGACTCGCCAGTGGCTGGTCTAATCCCCTAGCGCGGTTCGTGCTTGGGGACAGACAGGTCGTCGTGGATAGCCTGCCGAGCAAGTAGGGAAGCCTAGAGCGTATCTGTGGGGTCACGACTAGCGTGGTGCGGCACACGCCGTTGGCCCGGTTGACCATAGATAAGCGCTCGGGCTGTGAGCGAGACCGTGTAGCCTATAGGGTTTGTGGGTTGTCCCCAGGCTTTGAGTACGGTGTTCACAACAACAACCTACAAAACCTCTTACGTGGCATCAGGGAGCGTGTATTCGCTGTGGAGAAGGAGGGCGAGCTCGTAAGCCCGCCCCGCCCTGACGCCCGGGTCTTTGAGGGGGAGATGGCAAAATTCGCCAACAGTTTTGATAAATTGTCGCCACCGACCACCCCGTGGACCACAGTCGAGTTCTGTGGGACTTACGTGGGTCGCAGGCGCACCATTTACGAGGCCGCGGCGGAGAGCCTAATCAACGCGCCACTCCAGCGCAGCGATGCCAACTCCAACTCATTTCTTAAGGCTGAGAAGATCCCTTTCGGATCAAAGCCTGACCCGGCACCAAGACTCATACACCCGAGGAGTCCAAGGTACAACGTAGAGGTCGGAGTGTTCCTGAAGAAGATCGAACACCAGGTGTACCACCAGGTCGACACCATCTGGGGGCATCGGACAGTGCTGAAGGGGTGCAACGCCCACCGCACTGCAGCCATACTGCGCCGGAAATGGGAGGCTTTCTCCCATCCAGTAGCGATAGGGCTCGATGCCAGCAGATTCGACCAGCACGTGAGTGTCCCCGCTTTAGAGTGGGAACACAAGAGATACTTGTCGATGTTCCAGTCCGGAGACCGCACGCGTCTTGCCGAGTTGCTTTCATGGCAGCTCGACACCAAGTGCGTCGCCCGATGTCTGGATGGCAGAGTCAAGTACCGAGTCAAGGGCATGCGGTTCTCCGGGGACATGAACACGTCCACGGGTAATTGCCTGCTCATGAGCGCGCTGGTCTGGAGTTATTGTTCCAGCGTAGGCGTTAAGGCGCAACTGGCCAATAACGGTGACGACTGCGTGTTGATCCTGGACCAGAGCGAGCTGAGTCGGTTATCTTCAGGCAACATGGGTTTGTGGTTCGAGCGTATGGGGTTCACGCTCAAAGCGGAGGCTCCTGTCACTGACTTCGAACGTGTAGAGTTCTGCCAGTCGCAGCCAGTATACGATGGAGG